AAAAATGCTACGCGCTAAACACCTCTGGAGGTTACATATTGGGATTCGTAAAACATACCCCGAGTATTCGAGCCTTTGGCGACCCGTTAGTACGTGCACGGAAAGCGGGCGTTTGATGATTACAAACGAGGACATTGCCTACATAGCGGGACTCTTTGATGGCGAAGGTAGTATCTATTATGCTCGACGTAAAGAGAAGAAAAAGAAACACAAAGGAAAAGGTTATAGATATTCCATGTCACAACGTATCAGTATGGAAATTACCATGACCGATGAAATGGTGGTGCGTTGGGTTCACGAAGTATTAGGTCTTGGAACTGTTGTTAAGAAACCAAGAAAAGGTTTGCGTAAAGATGGAACTAAATACTTGATGCAATACAAATGGCGTTGTACATTTAGAGATGCATACAAGGTATGTAGATTAATCTGGCCCTGGTCTAAAACTAAATTACATAAAGTAGAACAAGTGATAGATCACTATGACCCACACATAATGGATGGTAATGTGGTAAGTTTATCACAATATAGACAAGCGATGAACTTAGAATGATAAAAAAATTTAAAACTATTAAACAACACTACATCAAAAGTTTAATTAATTTTGATAGATATGATAATATCGTTGAACAAATAATTAAGGAGAGGCTTAATAATGGAAACAGAAGAAGACAAAAAGATAGCCAAGATACTAAAGAAGATAAAAGTGAAACCTAACTTTGGACTAACCACAGTTGTAAGTTATGGTAAATCTAGATCTGGACGTGAATATGGTGGGTTTATCAAAGAGTCTGTTTATAATAAGATGAAGTATAAGCCTACGAATCGTGGTAAGAATGTAGAAAAGAAAGGACCGTATGAAATCTAAAACTAATCCTGTTGCGAAAGAAGTTAGAACCCCTAAATTTAAATCTCAAGTAATTAAAAATAAAAAATTATATAATAGAAAAAAAGAACAAGCTGACATACAAGTTGATAATATAGAAATGGAAAGACTGAAAGAAGAACAAGAGTATCTTGAGGAGTTAAAAAATAAACTATGACCGTAGGATTTGGAGTAGGTATGTTTGCATACAACATGGTTTGTTTAGCCATTGGCCTAACTATAATCTATTTTGTAATTAAAAATATAAAATAGTCATGATTAAAAAACATAATAAATACAACTATATACAAGGAAAACAGCTCACGGACCCCGGAACAGGGACCAGGGTTTATGACATAGATAATTATAGACTTCCATCTGTGACTACGATATTAGGCGCTACTAAAAATAAACAATTTCTAAAAGACTGGATAGCTAAAAAAGGTGAAAAAGAAGCGGAACGAATCAAAAATCATTCTAGTAGTCGGGGGACATGTATGCACAAATTCCTGGAGCACTATGTACTCGGAACTGGCTGTGTTGATCTTACAGCAATCGGACAAGAGGCGCGTCCCATGGCCGACAAAATTATTGAGATCGGTCTTGCGCCTGTGGAAGAGTGGTATGGTTCCGAAGTTATGCTACATTACCCAGGCTTATACGCAGGCTCAACAGACCTTGTCTGCCTACACAACGGCATGGAAACTATTGTTGACTTCAAGCAAGCCAATCGTCCAAAAAAGGCGGAATGGATTGAAGATTATTATCTGCAGATCGCGGCGTACGCGCTCGCACATGACTATGTCTACGGCAGTAAAATTCAACAAGGAGTTATCATGGTATGCACGCCTGACTTATATTATCAAGAATTTAAAACATCGGGGCCTGAGTTAAAGGCCTGGAAACATAAGTTTTTAAAAAGATTAGACATGTATCATGACTTAAAATTTGACGAAAAGGAGAAAGCTAATGTACAAATCAAAGAAGAAGACTTTAAAAGATAAAAAAAATATAAGTTTTAAAGAATTTCATGGATATTACTATGATGGCAAAAAGCTATTTTTAATGTACATGGATGAAAATGGCAACATTGTGACAAAGGAGGATAAGGATGAATGATCAGTTGTTTAGAACGCTTCTAAAGAGATACGAGGCAGAGATTGAAGACGCATTATATAAGATAAAATGTATTGAGGATCACAACATGGTGATACCAGAGCACGTTGACATTACCGGAGAAGTGGACAAATTGTTGGGCCAGATAGGCAAAGCAGAGGAAAAGTTGTCCGTAATGAGGAAATATTGTGTTGAAAATAAGGCAGACAAGCAGTTGTTATAGCCAGTGTATATGTATGGTAAAAAAAATAAATTTTTTTTTAAAAACTACTGTAGAAATAATGTCATTCTGTCACTTTAGTCTAAAAGCATTGATATTACTAGCTTTAAGGTAGACAGTTAGGTAGACATTTTATGTTTGAAGTGACAAAATAATTTGTCTACCTATGGCAAAATCTAGGTTTGCCAGCACGCGAGGCATTTCATTTTTATTGTTTTTATAAAACTTTTCACATACATATACAGATATGAAATCCAAGAGAAAATCCAGAAGAATAAACAGCTATACAAAACCCAAAACGGTCAAACAAGCTGTGCCGTTTCCATATAAACGTGTGCGAATCGATTGGATTGATATTATTACTGAGGGCGGCTGGGGTTCTGAGACTGAGTTTAAAAATATGAAACTGGCTACACCTGTAAGTGAGGGTTGGTTATTTAGTAAAGATGACGAGACAGTAAGAATCTTTGCTGGTTACGATGTGGAACCTGATGGCTCTATTCACTTTTCTGAGCGTTCGGTTTTTCCAACATCTTGTGTGAAGAAGATAACTCGGATTCATTAATTTCTTGTGACTCACCGTCAACAACATCATCTTCCAAAATACCTGCGTAGTCCTCTTCGATTTGTTTCATTCTCGTTTTTAATTGTTCTTCTGTCATGTCTTCTAATTTACCATGTTTTATTATTTTTCTGTCTATGTATAATCCTCCTGCCTTGCCTCGATTTGTTTCAGCATTTACAGCAGCAGAGAAAGAGTTTTTTTTCAAAGCAAGAGTTTTAATCCTTGCTAGTTCTGCAACATGACTTTCGTAAGTTACACCAAATTTTAAATCTCTTTCTTTCTCTAGTTCATCTCTGTATTTTACAGCTAAAGGATTTTGTCTTGGATTAGTTAGTTCTGATCCCTCTTGCCGGCAACGTTTAGGCGAATAGCCAGCCAGCTCGGCTGCCTCCATCTTGTTAACCGGGCCTTCGGGTCCGCCAAACACAAGGTACTGGCAGAATCTTTTTTGCATTTCTGTTAATCGTTTTGGTCTTCCCATGTTGACAATTTAAGGTAACTATCCTATAAAGTCAATACTATGAAAGACAAGCGAACATACCAATACAAGAAAGAACACGGAGAAGACATGACACATGAAAACGAAGTTAGCCTGGATGTGACTGCTATTACAGATCAATACAAAGCTGATTTAAAAAGATATCAAGATAGAGAATCTGAATATATCAAAACAAAAAATCAGTTAGATGGCACAAAACAAATTGTAATTAACATGTCGGGCACGATAAGAGAGTTACATATTCAAAATGAAAACTTTCAAGCAGAAATTGCTAGACTTAGAGAAGAGATTCAACTATTAGAGATGCAGATAAAAAAATGAGAGTCCAAGACTTGCAGCAGTTTTTATCTAAATTTACAGAAGGCAAAAAAGATGGTAGCCGACAAGGTAATGCATTATCAAATGCAGTTATCTATGTAGACATAAACGGTTACATACACAAGATAGTTAGAATGGAAGTGCAAGAACACGCAATACCTATAATAGGACATAAAGGACATAGCGCTCATCGTTTGGTTCTTAAAACAGCAAAAACTAGTAGTATATCTTTGCCACCAAAACTTAAGATTTGAATGCAATGGTTACCTTAAAAAATGTATGGGCCCAGAGGCAAAATTTTACCAACAAATCAAAAAAAATTTTAAGTCGTTTTCGCTCATTAGACTTGAGAATTCCAGCTTACTTGGCACTCCTGATCTATTGGTCTGTAATACTTCTGGGTACTTTTTCACTCTAGAATTAAAGGTTACTAAAGGTAACAAAATCCGATTTTCGCCGCATCAAATTGCGTTCCATAAACGTCATCCTAAGAATACATTTATCATGGTAAAGGCCCTCGGTCCTTTACCCAAGAAAACTTCTTCAGTTTTCTTGTACCGTGGTTCTAGAATCACTGAGCTTGTTGCTTGCGGCTTGGCGCTTGATGCTTGCTGCTCTGAGCTTGATGCTTGTCGCTTGCTGCTTGACAGCTTGCCGCTTGAAGCTTGAGGCCCGGACCAGGATGCACGCTACCATTACACCCGTCGGCTAAAGTTAAGCTAATGACCTGATCCGATATTCCACGCGGGAATTCTGTTTTAGTGTTTACCATAAGAAATTGTTTTAATTGAGGCGTCCCAGCATGCCCTGCAGTCACGGCATTCATTGTCTTGTTTTGCAGCTGGACAGCTGGCCCCTGAGCTCACCACTTCTGAAGAGTTGGGCCACGACTGAGGCGCCCGCTGGTCTACCATGGGCGCACTGAATCGTATGACTAAATTGTCTGGCTTGTCTGACAGGTGGTCCTTGATCCATGCTTCACGAGTCGGGAGCCAGTGACGCTTAGAAGGTGTCAACCTGCAAACTTGATAAATCTTTTTAAGGTGGTCTAGGTCCTGGACGTCCCCGCTGTCGTGCCAGCGAAACACATTCGGTTTTTTACTGTTGATCAAGTGGGACATCGCGTTGACCCATTGCGGAGACTTGATCGCTTTCAACCTTCTATACTG